GTCTAACTCCTTCCGCGCCCTTTCAATCTCGGCGCGTTCGTCCTCACGCTTGTCGATGCGGCGCTTCAGCAGCCAGAAAAACAGCCCCGTCACCGCCGTCGGCACGCCTAAAAACGCCGCAAGCTGCGCGATGTCGATGTACAATATCTCTCACCTCGCTAAAGCTCGATGCCCGTCGGGCAGTTGCGGTCGCCGGTCAGCAGGCCGTTGGCGAAGTAGTTCGTACCCTTTTGGCCGGTGAGCTTGTAATGCCGCACGGCTTCCTCGACCGTCTCGTGCGATACCAGCGCGACACGGCGGCCGTCCAGCGTATACGCATGCTCGCCGATACGCCATTCGTCCATATACTTCATCCGACACGCTTCGACGCAGTAAAACTCGTGGCGGTGGACGGTTTTGACGACGGTCCCGTCCTCGAATATCCATTTGTCATAGCGGATATGCGTTTTCTGTTCGTCCCGGTCGGTGTAAACGACCCTGTTCGGGACGAGCCGCATCGTCGCCCAGTCGTAAGAGAGAAGCTCGTCGCCGACTTCGATTTCGTCCATGCGCTTTGTGCTTCTGTCCGCCATCGTGATCCTTGTGTCGCCGGTGAGACAGTAAATCCCGTAGATAACAAACGTGCCGGCGGAATGGATGTAGTAATTCGCAGCTCCCGAGGATACAGAGCCATTCAGAACGATGGAATCCGAATGGTATTGGTGATTGGTGCTTGTAGCGGTCGTCGTCAGCTTAAAGCTGCCGCCGGCGATCAGCACCGGGACGCATTGGTATGCGGGTACCTGTACAAGATAGCTGCCGCTGCCGTTTAAGAAATTATCAATTCGCGCCGACGCCGCTGTGCTGCTGTTGTTGGCAACAAAAAGGATGGCCATGTTCGGAGAACTGCCCGATGGGCCTTTACCGCCTTCAATGTCCAGCGTATTACCAATTTCGGGTATCTGGTCGTACATCAACTTCCCTGTCGCGTCCAGTGTGGCGATGCCGCCGGCCCGCCCGCGCAGGTAAGCGATACGGGCAAGCACATCGTCGGGCGTGACGGCCGCGGCCTCCTTGTCCCACGGATAGCCGCTTTGCCAAGAACTTACCGTCGTGTCGGAAAGCAGCGCCGCCTTATTCAGCGGCGTGCCCTCCTGCGTCGGCTGGTCGGCGCGCGTGAGGTCATAGGTGTCGGCCTGTCCCGCGACAGGCGTCAATTTTACCCGCCCCGGGTAGGCGGAGATTCTGTCCTGCATATATAATCATTCCTTTCTATGTAACAGTCAAACGTCGTTTGCATAAAGCTCACCCGCATAGTACGCGCCCGCGCGGATGCGGTCGAGCGCGGCGTTGACGTCAAGGAGCACCTGCTCGATTGCGTTGGCGCCGATGTAGGTCAGGCGGGACATATCCTCGGGGAGCGTCGGAAGCTCGGGCAGCGGCAGTACGCCGCGGATGGCTTTCACGTCGGACAGGTAGGCATACATGCTCTGCGCAATCGGCAGTTCCTCCTCCGTCCAGCCGGTACGCGGATGCACGGTGACGATATATCCGGCCTCGCGCAGCCGGTTTGCCACATACTCGACGGCGCTTCCGACGCGGTTGAGGTCAGAGGCGTTGTACGCGCCCTTCAGCCCGCCCTTCCACGCCGCGCGCTCTTCCGCGGTCATCGCCGCCCAGCCCTTTGCCGCGAGCTGCCTGACGAAGTCAACGTCGGCCTGCGTGCGGTCGGTGATGAGGTTGAGCAGCCCGTAGTAGAGTGTGAACGCAGCCGTGTACGTCCGCCCGGCGCTGTTGATCAACTCCAATTCGACGCGGTAGACGTCGTCGGCCGCCCGGTCCGCAGTCGTCATCCATGTGCCGTTTTCCTGCTGCGTCCACGTTGTCGGTACGTCGTTCACCGTCCCCGTAACGTATACCACGTCGCTTTGCAGCCTGACCGACAGTGTGCGTGTCGCCGACATAGCAGCACTCCTTTCTTCCGAAATCCGATAATTCATACAAAGCTCATGCAAGTTCGGACGTAGTCCGAACTTGGGTAGTTCGGGCAAAGCCCGAACTACTCTGCACCACAACCGTGATGGTGACGGTGGCGCCGGCGTCTGCGGGGTTGGGGACGACAGACGCCGAAACGATCTGCGGCACCGAGGTATCGAGCGTGACGTTCCGCGTGACCGTCGACAGCTTGCCCGCCGCGTCGGTCGCCGTGACGACGATGGTGTTTGCCCCCTCAGAAAGCATGACCGACTTGGAGAACGCGCCGTTCGCCTGCACGGTCACATCGCCCTGATCGACGCCGTTGAGCGTGATCGTGACGGTGACGGGCGAGCTGGTCGCGTCGTTGGTCGTGCCGGACACGGTGAGCGCAGGCGCTGCGGTGATCAGTCCCTCGGCGGGCGAGGTGACGTTCAGCGCCGGCGGGACGGTGTCCACCGTGAAGGCCGTGCTCTTCGCCGCCGCCGTGTTGCCGTCGTTGTCGGCAGCTTCGACGGACACCGTGTGTGCGCCGTCCCCCAGCGCCGCCGCAGGGGTGTAGGTAAAGCTGTACCCGTTGGTGATGGCCGTGTGTGTGACCTCCGCCGCGGATACGGCCGCGCCGTCCAGCTTGACGGCGACCGAGTCGAGATCGACACCCGAGCCTCCGGTTTCGTCCGTCACCGTGAAGACGACAGGCTGCCGGTTATTGGACACATAGGCGCCGTCGGACGGGGAGAGGATCGTGACGACCGGCGGAACAGTTTCGCGGACGTAGAATTTCAGCCCGTCCAGCGTCGACGCGGCGGCCGTGCCGGTCGTGCCGGCGCTGTTGACGGCCTCGACGGTTATGTTGTAATAGCCGCCCGGATTGTTGTATGACGTCGCGCCCGGCGCGGTCACGGTCGCCGTGTACTGCCCCGCTGTGCCCGTGGCGCTCAGCGTGTACCACGTCCCGTTGATTTGGGCCCGGACTTGCGTGATTGCCATTCTTTATCAACCTTTCTGTGATCGTTTGCGCTATGCGCTGTATTTGACTTATCTGCGGCCGGATTCGCTTCGCATGCTTTGCCGCCCGGGAAAGCTTCCCTGCGCGCGAACCGAAAACCGAACGGCGGTTATGCGAACCGACCTCCGCGTCGCTTTATGCTTCTGCCTGCGGCTCTCCGGCATACATCTCGCCCGCGCAGACCACCGGCGGCTCGACCCATACCGTCCGCTCGGCGACGGTGACGACAAGCACAGCCGCACCGTTGGCCTCCGCAGGGTTCGGCGTGAGCGCCGCACCTTCGATTTGGGGGAGAAGGATGTAGGGCATGTTCAAACCTCTATCATTGTAACGTTATTTTTTTGCGTCAGCACGACTTGACAGTCTCGCAGGACGCCGTCTACAAACTTATAACTCTGTGATGACCGATACCCCTGCGCCGTTTTGTTACGGCGCGTTTGAATCGTATCGAAATCGCCAAGTTCTGTGGACGGATCGCCGCGTCCGACTCCCTCAACCGTATTTCCGCCGTAGTATTCGGCAGAATATGCCGCCATATCGGCAGGATTGATTTCGCCGCTTTGGACGGCAAACGGGTTGCCGGACTGCACTTCCTTGGTTGCCCCTCGAATGCCTGTGGCGTAAGCGCGTGTTGTTTGTACGCCATCCCTCTCAGTCGTATAGCTGATCCGACTGAGCTTTTCATTGGCTTTGATTGCCGGAAACGCAGACAGGTTGTCCATCGTGACCTGCGAGCCTTCAAAGTCTACATTTCGCAGACGCAAAAACCCTGTCGCGGCGTCCGCGCAGGCAAAGCATCGCACGGCTTGACAAATATATGCAAGCACTTCGCCACAGGTTTTCCCGTCCAACGCATTCGGGTTGTTTCCGAGCGCATCGTATATCGCTCTGGATGCCCCGAAATCAATCGTGTATCGATTTACAAACGTATCTCCGAGATGTGCCAACAGGCTTTGCATCCATTCCTGCAAATCGGTGGGATAGGGCGTTTTCACTTGATAGGGGATGTTCTTGAGCATGCCGATGATGTCCCACAGTTCCCAGCTTTGTGTCATCCCGTCGGCGCTCACCTTCCATCCCATATCGGTTTGGTAATAGGTTCCCACAGAGAAAAACTCTCTGTCGCCGGACGGAAGAACGGCTCCGATTTCTATTTTGACAGCTTGTTTCTGTTCAAGCGCGTAAAAATACCCGTTGGGGTCTTCGGGATCAAACAGGCTGTCGGGGTTGTAAAAGGACAGCGTGCAAGTGCCGTAGGGCGTGGACAGCGCAGACAGATCCGTCTGCTGTATGGCTGTCATCGAAATCATATCGTGTTCCGTCCAGATTTGCAGGATTCCGGGACACATTTCGGTGATGCGGGCGCGATAATCCGGCAGCGACCATGCGGTGATCGTGACACGGACGGCGTCCGGCGAAGCGATTTGCAAGCCTGTCAGCATAATAGAGGACGCAGTGTTGTTCTCGACAGAGTCGGTGTAGACGACTGTTTCGCCACGCAGGATTTCTACGGCGTAGCTTGTCGGCCACCCCTCCGTCCCATAGGCGAAAAAGACGCAGCAAGCCGTCATTTCGTCGATGCCTGAAAAATACAACGTCAGAACGACGGGGTCGTCGAATAGGCCGTCGGCGCCGGACAAGCTGTCGCTCATCGTTCCGGCGGCGTTCGGCGCCGAGGATGGACTGCCGTCATACAGGCGGAATGTTCCGTCCAGCGTCCAACGGTTGTGCTCAAGCGTGGCGAAGGGCTGCGGGTTTTCAATCGATTTGTCGGTCATTTGTGCGAGCACATTCTGCGAATACATCGATATGTTGCTTTTTCCCACATGCTGGTATTCGGTCGTAGGCGGAATGACTTGGATTGTAACACGCGGAACCATATGCCGCACGTCGGCAACGACTGCGGCCTTAAAAGCCTCGCTTGCCTCAAGCATGCGGCCTCACCTCCCGCAGCGTGAAGCCGAAATTGTGCCAGTACGGCTTGCCGGATTTAGAAAATGCGAATACCGGCTGTTGGATCGATTCGGTGAGAAATGTGCCTGTAAGCATCGTGTCGGCTTCGTCTGCAAGATAGGCGACGGAAAAGCTCGTTTGACCGCGCAGGACGCCGAGTATTTGCCGCATCAAGGCATTGCCCATATAATCATAAGCATATTCGATCATTTGTACGCTGCCGCGCACTTCGACTACACGCCGTCCGCTGATCATATCAATCGGCTGTGAAAGCGTAGAAGGATAACAGCGGTATTTGTCTTTGGACGTCTCCGGCAGAATGATGGTATTGTTTAAGATTAACTGTGTCATATGCGTATGGCCACCTCCGGGTTTGCGCGCATCACTTCCCGCAGGTCGGGGATGATGGCGCGTGAAAATTCCATTCCGTCAATGACAATAGGGATTTCCAGCTTTACGGGCGCCGTGGTATTTTGTATAGCGGCTTGCATACCGTTGACCATACCGGCGGCCGCGTTATAGGCGACGGCCTCTGTCGTCGGGGTTTGCATCGTGACCGCGTCATATACGGGACGCAAATTGTCAGACAATTGCGCGCCGACCGTTATATCTCCGCGGATGCCGCTGACGGCATCCGTTACCGCCTTTCCCATTTGCTCGGCGGCGCGGATAGAGAGCGCTTCTGTGTCTTGAATCCCTTCCGCAAGTCCGCGGTTCAGCATCTCGCCGACCCACGCCATTTCCTTGGACGGGGACGAGATGCCGAAGAAGTCGCAGATGCCGTCCCACACGGAGCCGAAAAACCCGGATATTTTATCCCATAGCCAATCGCCCATACTTTTGATGCCTTCCCATAGACCTTCGATGATGTTTTTGCCTATATCTCCGATCTTGAACAGGAATCCTTTGATGCCGTCTATAATGGTCGTAATGATCTTTGGCGCGTTTTGCAGCAGCTTTGGCAGCGCCTTTAGGATGCCCTGTATCAGACTGCCGATGATCTCCCCGGCGCTTGCAACGATTTCGGGCAACGCGCTGATCATTCCGTCTATGATCCCTGCGATCAAATCCGGCGCGGCGTCTATGAGTACGGGGAGAGCGTCAATAAGCCCTTTGGCCAGTCCTTTTAGCAGATCAAAGCCGGCGGCAACAATCTGATCTATGTTGTCGATAAGCCCCTGTGCAATCGTCAATACCGCCTGTACGACCATCGGAATGAGCGCCGGAAGGTTTTCGCTGACACTGTCGATGAGTCCGAGCAGAATTTGCAGGGAGGTGTCCATCAGCAGCGGCAGGTTTTCGATGAGCGTATTCGCGATCATCGTCAGCGCGCTCATAATGACGGGCAAGAGCTGCGGCAGGGATTCGTTCAACGTCGTCAAAACGGATGTAAAGACTTCGCTGACGGTTGCCAGCAGCGCCGGCGCCGCGCTCACCAGTCCCGAGGCAATTTGTTGTATGACGGCAGGGACGGCGGAAACGATATTCCGGATCACGGGCGTGATGTTGTTGACCATCGCCAGAAAGGCGGTGACGACGTTGCCCGCAAGGTTCGTCATATCGGCGCCCGCGTTCCCCAAGCCGGCGGTGAGCGATTTCACGGACGCTTTCAGCATCCCCATGGAGCCGGAGATTGTCTTTTCGCTTTCCCGGGCGAAATTGCCGGCGTACTGCTCGGTCTTTTCGAAGAACATCTGCATTGCGACCTGCACCTTGTCCGCTTGGCTCGCTTCGTTCCAGACGAAATCCAACCCTTTGCCGACCGCGTATGCCTCGATGGACGTCGCATTCATAGCAACGCCGAGGTTGTCCATCATCTCAAAGTTGCCCTTTGCCGCGCCTGCTACGGCTTCGAGCGCGGCGCTTGTTTCGATGCCCATCACGGACGCCATATCTGCGGCGCGCTGCATAGCCTGTTCGGTCAGCTCGAGAGACGTCTGCTGCTCGATGCCGGAGCCTTGAAACAGAGCGCCCATTTTGTTGGCCGTCGCAAGGTATTCGCTTTGGGAAACGCCGAGGTTTTTATAGGCTTCCTCGCCCGTTTTCTGAATTGCCGAAGCGTATTCGCCGAATACGGCCTCCGCGCCGCCGGTGTTCTGCTCCAGTTCAGAAAAGGAGGACACGACGTCCTTGACCAGCTTCCCGGTGGCGGCGGCCACGCTTGCGGCCGTAGCGGCGGCCAGTCCGGCGACGGTTTTCAACGCCGTACCGAGGCCGCCGAAGCGGCTTCCCGTTTCCTCGGCGGCGTCTCCGGCGTCTACCGTCGCCTTCTCCATATCGCCTGTTGCATCCGCAGCCCCGTTCATTTCCGCTTCTGTCGCTTCCAGTTCGTTGGTCATACGGTTGACGTCGGCAATCGCATCGTACAGCGATTTTTGCCATTTCAGCGTGTTGACATTGTTTTTGCCATAGGCTTCCGTGGAAGCGTCCAGTCCTTTTTTCAGTTCCTCGATGCCTTTTTTCTGCGCGTCGATTTGTTTGGTAAGCACACCCGATTTCGCAATCAGTCCCGCCTGCTCGTCCCCTTCGAGTTTGAACGAATTGGTGACGATTTTCATTTCGCTGTCGAGTACCTTGAGTTGCTGCCCTATTTTTTGTATTTCGTCCCGAAAGGCTTTTTCTCCGTCGATACCGATTTTCGGGCCAATGTTGATTGCCATTTGTCGTCACCTCACATCCGGGATGATTTCGTCATCGGTCAGCTTCCGTTTTTGACGGCAGCCCTCTCGCTTAATCTGCTCGACGGCAATGAGCGTCAGCAGATCTCCGAAGGGGATGTCGAGCGTTTCGTCCATCGTCAGTCCGACGCGCATCCCGTACCACAGAAACCACGCGGGTGTTATTTCGCCGCCCGCGTGGCCTCTGCGTTTTTTGGATATTCCGCCTCGACTTCCGCAGCCTTCCCCGCCAGTATGGTTTCCTGTATTTTCTCGACCAGCAGCGCGGCATCGCGCACGTCGAAGACGTCCAGCAGGACGTCTTCGCTCAGCGCTTCCGGCGCGTCTAAGCCGTTGAGCTTCGCGTACCGTGCGCCGGCCTTCATCATCTCGGCGATGATCCATACCGATTCATAAACGTTTTGCAGCTTGTCCTCCGAATCAATGGCGGAACCGATTTCCTCGATGCTTTTGTACCGCTCGGTACAGGAACGTATCACGCGGAGCGAAAAGCAAAGGAGATAGCGCTTGCCGTTGATTTCAATCGATGTCGTTTTCATTTTTCTGCTCCTTTGTCGTATGCGGTTTTATGCGCCCGCGCCGGAGGTGATGTTCAGCCGCGCTTTGATGTATGCCTCGGCCTGCGCTTCGGTCGTAAAGGTTGCCTCGCGCTTCCAGACGTGGTTTGCGCTGTCGTCGCGCATAATGGTCGCGCTCAGTTCGGGCACCTGCCATTCGATTGTCTCGCCCTGTGTGGTCGCCGCGTCGGAGGGGACGCCGAACATGACCTTTGTCAGCACGACTGCGCGCCACTTATACACGCCGCCGACCTTTTTCTTGATGATAAAGCCGGCGCCGAGGTAAGGCGTTTCCTGCGTGTCGTCATAGATCAGCTCGCTTGCGTCTTCGTCGGTGACGCCGGTGATCTCGGTGAGGGCTTCTTCCTTGATGCCGAGGATGGCTTTGCTGACCTCCTGCGACAAGTCGTCTGTCGACAGCGTCAGCGTGCCGCCGGCGAAGGAACGGTCGGTCTCCGCTATGGCGTTGTCCGCGTACAGGTTGTTGTCCTCCGTGGTCTCGACTTCTATGTTGGCTTCCGTCGCTTTGCCCATCACGCCGCCGTTGGCGTAGGACACCGTCGTGCCGGTGTTGGAATAGACCGCGTAATAGGGTTTGGAAAGTCCGATTGTTGCCATGCTTGCTTCTGTCCTTTCATTTCATAATTTTTGCACTTTCTTCATCGATGATTTTCGCCATCGTCTCTTCTGCCGCTTTTTTCGTTTTCCGCACCGCCGGCGCGACGAAGGGCCGCTTTTTGGCGATGCTTGAACCGCTTTCGATCGACCGTGCAAGGAGCACGTTCGGCTGCCCTTTCGGATATTTCTTTGTTTTCATACCGTTGTACCCGTCAAAGCCGAGCTTGACGTTCAGCATCCCGTCTTCGTTCCCCATTGGGCTGATGCCGAACCCGTCCTGCAAGCCCTTCTTGGCGGTCTCGGTCAGCGGCGCGCTCCAATGGTTGTTATATGCGATCACGCCCCATTCGTCCTTAACGGCGGGCAACGCGTCGATGTTTGCGCGCACGGCGTCGGCGACGATTGCGGCGCCTGCGCAGACGGCTTTTTCGGCGATGGTTTTGCCCTTCTTGCCCAAGGCGGAAAGGCGTTTTTCATATTCCTTCAGCCCGGGGAATTGGATGATTGCCAGTTATGCCACCTCCCACGACCATTCGTAATGCATAAAGCCGGTGTCCTCCTCGTACTGCACGGAGGACAGCGACCACGCAATGCCGTGGCTGCTGAGCGCTTCGCCGAATGCGTCGACCCAAGGGTCAAACTCCTGCTTTGTAAACAGGTCGGTCGTCCCCGTGACGGCGCGTTCGGCGTGGCTGTCGTCGGCGGCAAGGACGTTTTCGCCGTCCTCCTGCCAAACGAAATAGCGGTCGGAATGCATCCGCTCGATATGGCTGACTTGGTCGGTCACATCGAGATGTGCGGCAAGAATCTTTTCGTACCACATCATTCTGCGCCTCCTTCGAGCGCGACGTCTTCAAACCTCTGTTCGATTTTGGCCAGCGTGATGTCCACAGAGGGCGGATACACGCCTTCCACGGTCTGCACAAGCTCCACGCGGTAGCGCTTCCCGTCTTCAGTAATGGCCATATCTTGACTGCTGACCGTACCCGTCCGCGGCGTGCGGACGACGCGCTCGACGTCAATCAGGTTCTGCTTACTCTGGTAGTATCGCTGGAGACCGAGACGCTGTTCTTCGTAGCGCAGCGTTGTTTTCAGCGTCGCCTGCGGCTGCGGCATATATCCCGGCCGGGCGGCGTCGGTTAGGGTGTAGATGCGCACGACTCCGTCGTTATAAGCCTGCGTGATTTCATTCGACGGACGGTATGGCGTTTTGCGCATAGTCCTTCACCGCCTTTTCGTTCTGCATCCCGAGCAGCAAAGACAGGTAGTTGCTCTCAAACACATCCAGCGCGCTGTCGCGGGCGTATCGCACATATTCCATCAACAGCGTCCGCGGCATCCCGTCTTTGGTGTAATCCGCAACGGCTCCGTATTTGGCGTCAAGATACGCCATCCCGGAGGCAATGAGGCCGCCGATCTTCTGATCGGTGGCCTCGTCGTCCCATGTGATGTTCAGATAGTTCTCTACGTCAGCCAGCAGGCCGACGGGCAAATTGCTGCGGTCTGCCATTATGACTTGGTTACGGTTACGACGTAGGATTTCGTCGCACTTCCGTTTGCGGCGGTCACTTTGACCGTCAGCGTATTGGCGCCGGCGCCCCACGTCACGGCTCTGCCGTTGACTACGCGAGTCGTCTCTTCCTCTGCGTCCTCGTTGGTGATCTCAACCGTCGCGTTTGCGTCGGCGGGGATTGCGGTCACGGTATTGGTTGCGTTTGTGGTGGCTGCGGTGTAGCCGGTCGTTGTCGCGGCGGAAAAGGCGGGCGAAAGGGTAAGGCCGCCGATTCGCAGGTCGGCCAGATCGGCCACGGCGGACGCGGCCGGCGCCGTCACCTGCTGCACCTTCCAGACGGCGGGCTGCACGGACGAGATGTCAAGCACGAAAAATGCGTTGTTGTCCATCGGGAAGCCGTTGGCGTAACCCTTGATGAGATACACCCGTTCGTCCTCGATGAAGTGGTAGTGGTCGGAATATTCGATCCGCCCGTCCTTTACGGCGCCGGCGGCGCCGAAATATTTGTACCCGATACCGATGATGGCTTTTCCTTGATCGACGGCGGGCGTCTGAATCACGGCCATCGGATAGGGCAGCACGTCGTTGCGGTAGCTGCCGTCCGGCCCCATCAGCGTGGTGGCGGGCATAATTCGCTGGAAATAATCCACGGGATTGACCACAAGGATCACGTCTCGGACGTTGCGCGCTTTGCCGTTGGGGTCGACTGCCATCAGCGCCAGCAGATTTCCGATGGTTTCGGGCGACAGGTCGCTCACGGCAATGGCGGATTTTTCGGGATATACGCCGCCGGTGACGGTCACGTTGTCGCCGACCTGCCGGTTCATACCGATCGGTTTGCCGTTGCCGTCGCCCGATACGAAGCCGGCTTCCAGTCCGTTGGCGTAGGCTTCGTACAACACTTGGCGCACAAAGCTGTCCAGCCACTCGGGGCCGAGTTCCAGCATTGCCTTGCAGACCGGCATAAACGCGGACAGCTTGAGCAGCGACGTGTCGACTTCCTTAAAGCCTGACGTCAATTCTTCCACGATCTCTGCGCAGAGTTGTCCCCACGCGGCCTTTTGATACCCGTTGGTATTCATCATCATACGAATCGCGCCGCGCGTATTGACGAATTGAATATGCGACAGCAGCGGGTGCGCGGTCTGGAGCTCGTCAAAGACTGCGTCGAGCACGGTTTCCGGCATCACGACGTCAAGGCCGTTGAGCGCCTGCTTGGGGTCATTGGCTTTCATTGCTTCGGCTAACTTTTGGTAATAGGTGCGCTCCTCGCTCGTGAGTTGCCGCACGCCGCGGGAAGCCAGTGCGCGCCGATCCATCTCGCCTTCGAGCTTGTCGAAGCGGTTGGCGTATTCGGTTTCGATGTCGTCCCTAATGCAGAGCAGCATCTGCTCGAACGAATTGTAAAACGCTTCGTTGTCGTTCTCGCGGATGGCTTTCTGCATAGCCTCCCGCACATCGCTGCGGATTTGGATGTCGTTGGATTTCATTTGTTATCCCCTCTCAAACAATTTTAGTATGTTGTTTTTCTTTGGCTCCTGCGGCTTTGCATTTTGCGCAAATATACGCCGGAAAATCTGTTTTTTGGCGTCCTGCGTATACGAGCCGGACGCGTCGGCGGTAATGGCCGTGGCGATATGGTACTCCAACGCCTGCTCCGGCGTCAGCCAGACCTCGTTTTGCATCAGTTCGCGCACGGTTTCTTCCCGCATTCCTGCGCGGTCGACAAATGCGCGTATACCTATGCCGGTCATTTTCTCGGCGTCATACGCTGCCGCGCGCAGGTCGTCCGCATATCCGCAGGCGCAGGCGAAAACTTCGTGGAGATAATAGGCGGATAAGTTGGACGCGTACCGATTGTCTCCCGCCAAAAACGGGAACAACGCGGCCGAAGCGACGAACCCGTCGCCGTAGGTGTTGATCTTCGCGGGATGCCGCAGCAGCGCGTTGTAAATGGCCCATCCTTCGGAGACCGCGCCGCCGTAGCTGTCGATGTGTACATGGATCGTATCGGCTTCCAGCGTTTCAAGCTGGCGCACAAACCGGCTTGCACTTGTACCCGCGTCTTCTCCGTCGGCGGTTATGTCGCCGTAAAGATAAATCGTGGCTTCGTTTTCGGCCTGCCGAATTGTGTAATGGCTTGGCATTTCATGATCACCTCCTTTTAGCAACGCCCTCTCTGTCGGTTCTCTTTCTTCAAGGGCGTATTGTTCAGCCTTTGGCGGTACGGGCGGCGTCCTCGGCTCCGACGGCTTTTGTGCTTTCCGTCATTGCGGAAATATTTTTCGTCATAAAATGCTCGTCCGCCCACGGTTCTAAAATGGCGGGCTGGCCGGCGGCTCGGCGCACGTCGTTGATGGTAAAAGCGCCCGAACCGATCAGCTTTTCCACATTCGCGGCGTTTTCAAAAATATCGAAGTGCAGGATGCTCGAAGAATCCACCCGCAGATAGTTCCCGCGCTTCCATTCCTCGTATCCGTAGCGTTTGCGGTTGATCTCTTCTTGAAGCTGGTCGCACAGCGGGTCTATGCAGTAGGTCATAAATCTGCTGTTGGCGTCGGCGGTGCCTTCCACCGTGCCTTTGACCAGTACGGCCGGAATCAGAAACGCACGGGCGGTAAAGTCAAAAATATCCTCGGCCAGCGCCTTGATGTCACGCGTATCCCGTGCGTTCGACTTTCCGCCCGATTCGATGCGTGTGTAGTCATAACCGTCGAACTCGGGCAGGATTGCGCCGTCGCTCTGTAAAAAGGGCTTGAACTGTTTTTCGATCATGTTCTGGAAATTTTCCATCCATCCGGGATCGTTCTGCGCAAGCTGTTCGACATGCACTTTCCAATGCTGTCCGTTGTCCCATTTATAAGCCCTTTCCGCCGCGCGGAGCAGACGGGAATAGGACTCGTACAGCCCGTTGAGCACCGGCCGGATGTCTGTGTGATTGAGCTTGAAATGCAGTACGTTGTTTTCCCATATGGGGTATTGGTATCGGTAATCGCCGACGACAATGTTTTTGTATTCGTTCTGCCTGCTCGGCCACGCTTCGGGCGTATCCCAGCTATCGGCGACGACGAGGGCGTCCGTGTGCTTCTGCGGCAGCGTCTCGACGACCAGCGCTTCGTTGTACATATACAGCTTGGCAACGAGCTTGTGCAGGAACACGGTGGAGCTTTCGTTTGCGTTGGGAGAGTAATTCCACATGTAATACTCGCCTTCGCGGATTTCTTTGTTGTTTTGATAGGTGCGGAATTCACACCGGCCGAGCGCGGAAGCAATCATATTGACGCAGACCCAAAAGGACAACTCGCGAATCTGGTATTCCTGCGCGGCTTCGATCAGTTCTTTGCAGGCAATCTCACGGTTTTCGCCTTTCCCGTCCTGCCCGCGCAGCCATTTGAAAAAATGGAATGCCGTTGTCCTCACCTCCTCTTTGCTCGTTCGTCATCGGCCGTTCGGCCGACGAGCCGAGCTGCATTACAGCCGAATGGCGCCGATGGACGGCAATGCCGCCGGCTGGCCGCCGCCCAAAACAGATTCCGCGGTCATAGCGGCGACAAGCGCCATAAACATATCGGTTTTTCGGCTCTTGCCTTCGATTTTTGCGTAAATAAAGTTGCCCGTGTCCATTCCTGCCTTTTTCGAGCTGCGGACACGTTTGGTGTTGTTGACCGCCCAGCGCAGGCAAGGGTTGTCGCCCCAGCAGAAATATCCGCGGTCAAAGCAAATCTGGATTACGGGATCGACTGTCATAATATCCGACGGCCGCACGAGCTTGACGCGCGTTTTATCTGCGGCGTCAAAGCCGATCCGGCGCATAGCTTCCGATACCAGCGTCCATCGGTAATGATCCATCGCAAGCATTTTGACGTTGTACGTCTGCGCCGCCTGCCGGATATAGTCCGCAAGCAGATCCGGGTGGATGCTCACATCATCCACGACGGTTAGGTGCCCCTGCCGTTCCCACTCGCGCCACGGCGGTTTCACACGGGCAAGCGTTTTCGATTGCAGGCACAGCCATGCGTGGTTGATGTCGTACCGTTCGTCGCCGCGCCGGAAATGTAAATTGACGGCCGCCCAGTCGGACAGCTCGGCGTAATCCACGCCGGCAATACAGCTCCAACCGTCCAGCTTCGGCAGCGGCCGGTTGGTCGCAAGCACCTTGTCGTAGTCCGTGACGGAGATTTCTCTGTATCCGACGCGCAGACCCATCCGCTTTGTTAAAAAATCGCCGTTCTGCTCGGGGTGGGTTATCCAGTCCTGATATTCGTCTTTGATTTCCTGCAGGAGATGCGGCAGATAAGACAGGGACGGGTTTGCCATATACCAGCACGCGGGGTCGTGTACCTGCTCGATACTGTCCAGACAGCAGATAAACGGCAAAAAGCCGTTGTCCGGCTCGCCTTCGAACAGGATGCGCCGCCCTCTCGCAAGGTAGTCGTCCAACGGCCCGTCGCTTACGTCGCCATTGGATGTGAAAATACCGACGCGCGGCTGAGCGACCTTGCCCTGACCCGTAATAAAAACCTTGATGTTGTCGTAGTTTTCAAATTGATGCACCTCGTTGAAGATAACTTTCCCCGAGCGCATCCCGTCGCGGCCTTTGGGATTGTTTGTCCTGCCTTTGACGACGCCCTTGTTTTTGCGCCCTTGGATCAGCTCCTTGGTATGGTAATAGTGCCGGCTTAGTTTTGCTTGGTGCTTCGGGCTTTCGAGTACCTCCGCAAAATCCTTCACCGGCGTTACGGCCTGTTCTTCGTTGTTGGCACAGATGTCCACGTTGTAGTGCGACACGGGATTGTACGGGCTGACCGAGCAGGCGGCGTCAAACGCTATGTAGCCGTCTTTTCCCGCGCCGCGTCCGACCATACAGAGCAGCGTTTTCCAACGCGGCGTTTTGTCCGCCTTATATGTGCAGTTCCAGAGCGCAAAAACGAATTCCTCCCACGGAAAGAGCTTCTCAAACGGAAAATACCGCACGATATGCAAATAATTTGCAAGCTGTGCGGCATCGACATATATGTCTTCGGTTGCAAAGCAATTGCGGATATGCCGGACAAGCGCGTGCTGTTCGCGGCATTGCCTCGGCTCGTCCCGCTCGACAAGCGCAAGGTAGCGCAGGATTTCATCGGGGAGTTTAGAGTTCATCATCCTCGTTGTCCGCTCTCTTGGCGTTCAAACCGTCGTCCTTGAAGCCGAGCGCGGAATAGATGGCAAGCATCTGCCGGGACACCTGTACCTCCAGCGACACGCTGCGGTTTTCCACCAGCATCCCGCGTTTTTCGTCCATAACGCAGACACCCCGCGCTTCGATGTCAGCTTCCAGCTCTTTTCGACGCTGCCAGAGGTCCATATACTCGTCCACCTTGTCGGCATACATCGTTTCAATCAATCCGCGGGCGGCGAGATTGTCTGTCAGCGCCTTTTTCAGCTTCCGATATGCGGCGGATACGGCTTTTTTCGCCATCCCGGCGCCTCCTTTCGCTTTTCGTTTCCACAGGACAAAGCCTTGCGCGCGTATACGCGAAGTATTTCGGCTTTGTCCTTGACCCACCCGATTAGCGGGCAGGGGAAGAAGTTCGTTTTCTGAACAGGGGGGGTAGCAATTCGAGCGGAGCTCGAACTGCGTGAGTTCGCGCGTTTTCGCGCGAACTCGTACTCGCGCGTTTTCGCGCGAACTCGTACTCGCGCGTTTTCGCGCGAACCCGTACCGATGTGTTTATCGAGTCCATCCCATTGCTGTATAGCGCGAACTCGTACCTATGCAAAGGGCTTGAGCAACTGCTTATCCGCGCGCGAACCCGTACTCGCGCTTATAAAAACGTAACCTGTGTTAGTCCCAACGCTCGTCGGTGACCGATGCCTTCTCGGATTCGTTTTGCCGCCGGCTTTCGGGGTGGAGTGCTTCGTGACAGCGTTTGCAGACGCTTATAAGCTGTCGATTTTCCCCGTTCCATATGGACAGCGCGAGGTCGGGGCGATTTCTTAGGGGTTCGATGTGGTGTACAATTTCCGCGCGGCCGTACCGTCCGGCCGCCTTGCAGCGCTGGCATTCATAGCGATCAAGCCGTAAGACTTCGCGCCGGCATGCCCTCCATTCGCCCCAGCTATAAAAACGCCATTCCTCACCGCTTTGCAGCAGCGCTGCAAGCTCTCGAAGCCGCAGCGGAGAAATCTTTCCCGTATACGTTTTTTTCACACTGTTAGTATAAATCGACCGAAGTCAAATTTCCATTCCCGTTTTTTTTACACAGAATCGAGTGCGGGCGCGCCGAAATAGAGCAGCGCGAACTGCGCGACCGCCCGATTTCGCAGGTTGTATACCGTTTTGAGCGATTCTATGCACATCGACTGCATGATGGATTCCTTTGGCATTCGTTCGACATACCACATCCGTATAAGCGCTTGATGTTCAGCTTCCATCTGCGCCAGTATGCGTTTTATCTCGGCGATTTGCGATTCTGTTTTGTGCCGGTTTCTCTGCACTTCCGTCAATGCAAGCATTTCGGACAGCGTGTCGTTTATGCTCGTCACGTCGGCAAACGGCTTGGCATAATCTATTGCCGCCGGCATCTTCGGCGCGCCGCTGTTCACGATGCGATCCTCGCGGTGCTTCAGGTTTTCGACTGCCCGTTCGAGTTCCGGCAGAGCTGCCAATAGCTGTTCAGCCGCCTTAAAGTAATTCATTGTGGTCTGCTCCTTTCTTCTTTTCGATTTGGCGCGGGAGATTAGATCTTTCGAAGGACGGGACGGGGATAACCGAGAATAACGCGTCTGTTCCGCGTCCGCTTTTGCGCCTTGCGGGGGATCGGCGCAAAACGCCGCGACGCTTCACAGGCTGCGTTATTTCCCGGTTATCTCCCGCAGGCACGCGCCTGCGGGCGCTCCTTTTAGACAGAATTGTTCCGAACAAAAGACGGAAAATCCCCGTTTGTCGTGTTTCGCTCTCAAACTTTACGCATTTACAAGGCTGTAAAAAGCTGAAGCAAGTCAGCTTTTTCGATTTTCGTTTTTATTTGTTTCAGGCTTGTCCGGGCATTTTATGTACTTATAATATAAGTAACCGAATGCATTGCCGCGTGTTTCCACAAGGATATAACCCTTCGGCGCAGCCGGAGGACGGCTTTCGCTGTATGCGCGCCGTACCGGCTTGGCGTTTTCGATGTCGGGACGTCGTGCATTTTTGGTTTGCTTCCATCGATGTCCGCCCTGTTCGGGCGTCCAGTGGTCGAAGAGATAATTGGCAAGCCCCGTGTAGTCCTGCCCGTGGTCTATCCCGTTGTAATAATTGTGTTCCCGCAGCCGATCCACTCTTAGGACACTGCCTTGTCCCCATTTTTTTCGAATGACTTCCGGCGGGACGCCATCCACAAGCATATGCATATGAATACGATGCGTGCTTTTTCCGCGGCCGAGATAGGCAAAGATCACGGCGTCGGGGTAGTCGTATTTCAGCCTGCGGATGTAACGGTCCCGAATCTTTTTCGCTTCCGAAAAGGTGTGTACCTCGTGCGCATCGTCCAGCGTAAGCGTACAGTACAGGGAGGCGGCGCTAAAATTTTCGTTGATTAAGCGTGCATGCTTGCGGCGGGAAATGCCCTCCCGGTGTTTTGCCCGTTCTCCTTCGTCCCGGAAGCGCATTCGCGGGGCGGCATGTTTGATCTCTTTGATGCGTGCAGAGATGTTAAAAACTTCCTGTTCGCATACCACGCCGGAAAAGATTCTGCGCTTGACTTTCTGCATGTTTAGCCGTCCTTTGCATTTTTGTCATTTTTGTCATTTGTGTTTACAACTCATCTGCACATCTTTCCTCGCAATATAATGCTAATTCCGCAATTGCCCGGAACACCGGGTAAAACTGCGCCGGGACTACGGCGTTTCCGTAACACTGCATCCGCTCTCTGTATTGCTTATATCCCCCATCCAATCGGGAATCCCATTAACCATTCCACAAATTGGGGGTTTATGTATCGCCCAATATGCTCCGGGTAAATAATCCCAATACTTGCGCAAAGCGTTTGACCATGTTTTCCGCTGTGTTCTTTTGGAGTTTGCACCCGAATTGGTTTGTAGTCTTGGCTTGCCCTTGGAGATGCCAAGAATACAAACCCTGTATCTTTCATGGTGCGCTCCGACAGCACAAGCCGGAATACAGAACGTCCAGACTTCGTAATTACTTTTTTCCAGGTCGGCGCAAACACACTTATGTATTGTTGATAAGATGCCATTAACATTTTCACCAACAACATATTGGGGCTTCTGCTCTCGCACAACCCGAATAAATTCCGGCCACAAATGCCTTCCGTCTTTTTCTGCATTTCTTTTCCCGATAACGCTGTGCGGTTGGCAGGGAAATCCGCCGGAAATAACATCAACTGTTCGAAGTCCTGTTCTTTCATAAAAGCTCTCCTTTGTCAGCGTCCGTATATCCCGCCACCGCGGCACATCCGGCCAGTGCTTTTCCAGCACCTTTGTCGGATAGTCCGCCCATTCGCACTGGCCGACCGTCTCAAATCCGGCGGCTTCCGCGGCAAGGTCAAGCCCGCCTATGCCGGTGAAAAGCGATAAATGCGTAAGGCGGTTCACTTTCATTTTTCTTTCTCTCCGTCCATCTTCGCGCCGCAGTTCGGGCAATAAGCCGTTTTCGTTTGCAGCCCTATTCTAACGCCGCAATTCGAACACCTAAATACATTGATTATTTTGTCAGTACCAAGAAAAACTCGTTTATATTCCCACTTTCCACGCCCTTCCTTGCGGTATCCTTTGTTCCAAATCCGCGCTGCATATCTGATGCACTCGCAAATTCTCCCGGTAGTTTTGCAGCATTCCTCACACGTCAAAAATATGCCCGAAAATTCGCAGATGTCCCGCGCTATTTTTTCTGTTTCGTTCATTTTTCCGACTCTCTCCTTTCAGATATATATAGCATATGTACGCACCCGAGGTCGATTATACCCACGAGCTTCTCGCCTCTGTACGGTTATTGTTTATGTTGCTCTTCCCGTATCATAATTTTGCGATACAATAAAAGACCTTGTTTTCTGTCCGTATTTGTGATATTATGATGATACTATCACCAAAAGGAGGTAATATTGTTGGAAGAGTTCTTGTTTCAATGTTATTTGCAATACTTGAAGGAGATGAAAAAGGACAAGTTTAATTTGTTTGGTCGTTTGGGCCTTTTCAGAATGTCTTTATCTTACATCGTTTTATTGGTACTTGGACTTTGCTTTGTTGCAATTTTTGTGTTTTTATCATTTGTAGGTTCCAGTTATACAATCTATTTTGCCTTGGCATCGTTTCTGTGCCTCTTTCTGTTATCACGATATACCAATTACATCATAAGGAATGAAAGCGTTGCAAGACTTAGCGTATATAAAACATATTGCTTCGCACTTGTCGACTGGATGTTTAGAAACTGCGAAGTTGTGTTGGATATTACTTTGATTGAACGTCTTATTCCAAGACTGGAGCGTTTGGTGGAGGATGAAAAACAGAAGGAAGAAAAAAGTCAAAAACGAACGGATGATTTGCTGCGCCTTGTATTGATACCCGTAATTCTTTTGATTCTTACAGAAATCGTAAAGGGTCAGAATCTCATTTCTATAACAAGCTATTCGATTATTGCACTAATCATCTTTTTTATCATTTATGTTGACTTACAATATATTCTTCAGTTGAAATTTTTCTTTCTCCGACGAAGATTGGTTCAACTGCAACATTTTATCTCCGATCTGCGAAGCATATCTGATATGAGAAGATGGATGATCAACTCAGAGAATGTTTTGATATGGGAAGCGACGCGATCTGTTTGAAGCGTTTTTTGCCGCCCTCCGCAGTAAATGAATTGTGTTGCATCGTGGGCGTTTAGTTGTTTTCAAAACTGCCGCTGAAAGCAGCATAGACAACCGCTTGAAAACCGGCTTCGAAAATGGTAAAATATACCTGTCAGCCGAATTCCGGATGGTTCGGTATGACGGCCCTCATCTGTGTTTGGAGTACGGATGAGGGCTTTTTCAAATCCGTTTGAACGGCATCCGCGTTGTGCTGCTTTCCCGCCGACATCGCTTTGGCCGACGCAGCGCGAAGCCGCTGCCGCCGAATAGGGTCAGCCCGAACGCGGCCTGTACAAAGGCTTGTCCGGCAGGGATGGCTCCGCAGTCGAGCGCGCCTGCCGAGCCGACCAGCAGCACAAGGCCGGCGGTCATGGACAGGCCGAGCAGTTTTCTCGCGGATTTTCTCCGATTGCTTCTAACAGGCTTGGCCTTCGGCCGAACTATGAAATACTTCATTGTTTTCTTCTCCTTAAGGATATAGCAGTTCAGACGAAAGTCTGAACTGCCGCACAAAGCGCAAACTGTCGGTTATAGGCATTTAGCCGGAAGCGGAGCTTCTCGCGACAAGCAGCATCGCCACGGTACGTTTGCCGTAAAAACGCCACGTTTCCTCGTCTGCGGGATAAAGGCTGTACGTTTCCCTCTCATAGTTTGGATATCCGTAAAATAATCCGCCGAGCTGGCCGTTGGTACCCGGCTCGATGAGGCGTATCATCCGGGCGCCGACTTTTTTTCTGGACGCTCCGACGTCTATGTATTGCTCCCGCATATTGCTTCCTCCTTTATCCGGCGGTATTCTTTGGCGATGATGCGCGCGATCTCGTCCAGCACTGCCTTTTCGGCTGCATCATTCGGCAGATCGTCGTAGAGAGGTACGCTGTCCGTCGGCTCGCCGGATTCGTCGCGGTATAGGATGGTGCCGATTTGTACTTTCATTTTTTGCTCCTTTTTTTATGGCTTTTTGAAAAATGCATTTGACATATCAAATAAATAGTGTATAATGATAATGCGGCCTTTGATATAAGGCAATTTTCGCTTCAAGAAGGGAGGGATCATTATAATTAGCAAGGTCTTTTGTTCCTCTGAAGAGGAAAAAGACAGATACTTAAATGAGGGATATGCCATCGTTGCAATTTCCTATTTTGTGTCTGTTGGGAAAATTTCGTATTACCTTGAAAAAGGCTCTAAATGGAGTCGTATGCTCGGAAGTGAATAATTCCGCACAACCCCGCATAAGCGGGGTTGTTTTTTTGTTTTTGGATTTAATTGAGCCTGCTTAGTTATGTGTGTTAATTATGTGGATGAGTTGTTCTCTTTTTCCGCTGTTGAAAAAATAGTGTCTGGACTCATGTCCGGAAAAAAGCATTTGCAGATCGCTGTGACCTCTGGCCAAGTGAACGATGTTTTTCCTTGGAGTTTGTTGCTCAATGCTTTGCTACATACTCCAATACATAAAGCTACATCTTTCTTTTTTACACCTCGTTTGGCCATTTCTCCAATTAAGATTGGATACAATACCATAGTTGCACCTCCAAAAAATCCCGTATAAGGAACTTTATGATTGTATTATAATCCCGTAAAGTAGATTTGTCAATAGGGTTTTGTAATTTTAATCCCGAAATCGGAATTTTTTTCTTGACATGTTTTACAGAACGGTGTAGAATGATGATAAATAGGAATGGAGGATATTATGGAAATAGGTGAATTGATAACACTTTACCGTAAGCAAGCGGGATTGACCATTGATGAATTATCAGAGAAAGCAAACGTCCCAAAAGGTACATTGAACAAGATTATCGGAGGGATTACGAAAGCTCCAACGTTGGAGACTATGCGATCAATTGCGTATGCGCTTGGGAAAAAACTTGCAGATTTTGACAATGAACCTGATATCCCTATTCTGTATTCACCGGCTGAGGATCAGCTTATAAAAAAATACCGCACACTTGATAGGCACGGTAAGAATGCGGTGGACTGTATATTAGATATAGAAATCGATCGAATTGTATCCGCGCAGCGTATTGAAAAAGAAAATGCCGAACGCAAGTCAGCTTTTCAAAATCACCAAGAGGATACATCTGAGGAAATTGCCATTTACATCACAACACTTTACCACCAGCCCGTGAGTGCCGGAAACGGCGAACCGGCGGATGACGATAAGTCTGAATTGATTCGTCTTGTCAAAATGCCGCCAAGGGGTACTTCTTTCGTCACACCTGTTTTCGGTGATAGTATGGAACCGACATACTGTGATGGGGACTTGGTGTTTGTTCGTGCTCAGCCGGATATCTATAATGGGCAGATCGGTATATTTTTTATGGACGGTCAAATGTGGCTCAAGGAGCTTGGCGACGGTGTGCTGCTGTCGCATAACCCCAAATATCCGCCCCGTCCGATGACGGACGACGTGCGGTGTCAAGGCCTTGTGCTTGGCGTGTGTGACGAAAGCTATTTGTATAGATAAGCTGCCAGTAAATATTTGAAATAGGGGGATGTTGGTATGTCCAAGCAGAAAAAGAACAATTCTGCGTGGAGGCGCGTATTGAAACGGCACTGGAAGTTGTTTTTCGTTGTTTTCTTTTTGCTCGGCGGGCTTGGCAATATAGGACGTAATATCAATACAGTTATTTTCTGCTTTTTTCTCGCTATTGTCTTTCTATGCTGGTGGCAGCTTAAGAGACGGGAGGAAATAGAAGCCAAGGAGCTGGCTGAGTGGACGAAGACATATGAAGCGGAAAAGAAAAAGAAAGCGGCGGAAAAGAAAAAGAGAGCCGACGAAGAACGTCGTTTGCGTCTTGCAAGCGTTCGCGATCGCATCAAGTTGGACGAGGAAAAGAAAAAGAGAGCCGAGGAAGAGCGTCGTTTGCGTCTTGCAAGCATTCGCGATCGCATCAAGTTGGACATGGAAGCGCCTGTATCTCCCTCTCGGCGTGCGGATGCGGAGGGCGCCGAACGGTCAGAGGCGGACACATCCGATTTTTCTTTTCAATTCGAATTTGACGGCATCAAGTTTGACGATGGAGAAAATACCTCAAATCGTTCGGTCAAAAAGGATTCGCTGCAAAAAACAGCAATCAATGACGGGAGGGCTATTGCGCGAACGACGGATTATGTTGTGCTGGACGTAGAAACGACGGGGATAGACCGCAAAAATGACCGAATGGTAGAAATTGCAATCCTTGCAGTCTCGAACGGGAATATCGTCGAGCAATATCAAACGCTGGTCAACCCCGGCATTCCAATTTCGCCGGGCGCGTATAGCACGCATGGCATTTCCGATGCCGATGTTGCGTCTGCACCGAAAGCAGAAAGCATTGCGGCCGACATTGCCGAGCGCCTGAGAGGGAAGACTGTCGTTGGTCACAATGTCACCTTTGACCTTGCTTTTATTGAAACGGCGTTTCGCGATGCCGGAATCACGGAAAAGCTGTTTTATATAGATACGCACTCGTTTTCTCGAAAACTTTTTCCGACGTTTCCAAAATACGGGCTTCAGGATTTGCTTTCTCTGCTGCATATTGAAAAGGAGGAAGCGCACCGTGCGCTCGGGGACGTCATTTCGACCTACCGCCTATTCGAACGCTGTAAGGACGAATGGAACCGGCAGGCTGCTGAAACAGCCCGTCAGACGCGCATCCAAAAGGAACAGGAAACGCTTGAGCGTCGTACAAAATATGCAAACTCACCACTTTTGGACTGCGTTTTCGTTTTTACCGGTAATTTTACTCTGCCAAGGGATGTGATCGAAGCAACAGCTTCGACGGTCGGCGCGTTGGTTAGAACAGCGGTATCCGGCAAAACCGATTATCTCGTCGTGGGCGACACATCCGATATTCCCGACCGTAAAAAGCTCGTGAAAGCGGCGGAAATCATCGAAAAGGGTGGGAAGCTGCAAAAGATTACAGAGGCAGAATATGTTGCTATGATTGAAAAAGCCCGTGCTTTATGCGCGTAAAAAGAGGCGCAGAGACAAATGTCTCTGCGCTTCTAACAAAATGGTATTTGGAATCTCGATGTCAATTGAGTTTTAATTCGGCTTTCAACGCGTTTTGCAGAACCGCTGAAAAATTGATGCCTTCCCGCTCTGACATTGTATTCAGCCAAGCGGGGATTGTAAGCGTCTTTTTGACTGCTTTGCTGTCATAATATTGTCTGTACTCCAATGTGTCGCAGGCGATAAGCGTCGAAAATTCATCTTTTCCCGTTTTGCAGGCGGCTATATCGGACGCTTGCGGAATCGGTGCGTTTTCCTCTTCGAGATTATACAAGGTCAGGCATAGCACATCGGATGCCATTTCATAAGCGTCCTGCAGGCTTTCCCCCTGCGTATAGCAATTTTCTATATCGGGAAATCGAATATTGTAAAACGAACCCTCTCTTGAAAAGATTGCCGGATAAATATATTTTGCCATTTTTCAGCCCTCCGTGAGTAGTATATGGTGTCGGACGGAGGCTTTATTCAAGCCCCGCGTCCTTTTTGATGCTCTTTAATGTTCCTTCTGCAATTTCCTTTGCATGCCTGGGTACGGGGAATTTCTTGCCGGTGATGGGACTATAATAAATGTCGTGCCGTTTCCCATGCTGCAGGAGTTTAATTTGGTTCTTGCTGAACAATTTCAACAGCTCGCTTAGCTTCACGCGCTCTCCCCTCACTTTCTGTATTTATTATAACACGTATTCGTACGTATGTCAAGGGGTTTCGAAAATATTATTATTTTTTTTGCTTATAAAAGGAGACATACATCAGTGAACGCAGTCATCTATGCAAGATATTCCTCCGACAAGCAGACGGAGCAATCTATCGAAGGGCAGCTTCGAGAGGGATACGCTTATGCAGAGCGGGCGGGTATGACGATTGTCGGTGCATATATCGACCGAGCCATCAGCGGTATAAGCGATCAGCGTCCCGACTTCCAACGGATGATTGCAGACAGCGCCAAGCGGCAGTTCGAAGCTGTAATCGTTTGGAAACTGGATCGATTTGCGCGGAACCGCTACGATTCTGCGATTTATAAATCCAAGCTCAAAAAGAATGGTGTGCGCGTGTTTTCGGTTACGGAGGGAATCGGTGACGGAGATGAATCGATCATTCTCGAAGCGGTGCTGGAGGCAATGGCGGAAATGTATTCCAAGCAGCTTGGACAAAACGCAGCGCGCGGTATGCGTGAGACTGCAAGGAAAGGGTTGTGTACGGGTGGGCAGATACCGCTCGGGTATGTGGTAGGCGAGGATCACAAGCTGCATATCGACTCCAAGACCGCGCCGGCTGTCCAACTGATCTATACGCTGTTTGCCGACGGAAAAACGAAAACACAGATCGCAAAGGAACTCAATGCGCGGGGGTTTCGGACAAAAAACGGAAAACTCTATACATCAAATTCTTTTTTTAGGATATTGACCAACCCTATGTATTACGGTGATTATACATATAAAGGCGATATTCCGCGGGAATGTCCGGCGATCATATCCAGAGCATTATATGACAAATGCCAAGAGAGGAATGAAGCGACAAAAAGGAGTAGGGGAATGAAAACATCCGAAGTGGAATGGCTGCTTCGCGGTAAGTTGTTTTGCGGTCATTGCGGTACGCAGATGACAGGCGACTCGGGAACGGGTCGCGCAAACGAGAAACACTATTATTATACCTGCCACAAGCGTAAACGTTATAAAGACTGTGATAAAAAATCCGAGAAAAAAGAACAGCTTGAACGCGCGGTTTGCCAGAAGACGGTTGAGTATGTGCTGCGTGAAGATCGCATCGGTTATATTGCGGAGCGAGTCGTGGAGCAGTATGAGAAAGAGTTTGATGCGTCGATAATAAAAGAAAAAGAGATGTCTCTCGTAAAGCTGGACGCCGAACTGGACAAGTGTGCCGAAAGTCTGATGCATACAACGGTTCGATCGGTTGTCGATCGTATTAACGCGCGCGCTAAGGAATTGGAAGCTGCTAAGTCTGAATTGGAACACGAATTGGCGCAATTGCGTATTACCAGTAAGGCGCGCATCACAGTCGATGAAATTATAACATTCCTGCGCGGTTTTTGCTCCGGCGATGTAGAGGACATCCAATTTCGGCGTAAAATCGTTGATACATTTATCAATGCTGTATATGTATTCGATGACAAATATGTTGTGTATTATAATGTACGAGATTGTAAGCAGGTCACTTACTCCGATATGCTTGCTTCAATACACGCACCGTCAGATATGTCAGCGCACGGTTCGGATTGTCTATTGTATGGGGAGCCACTGTTAAATGTTCCTTGAACTGTTGTTCGAGGAACTTTTTTTGCCT